ACATCGGTGGCGTCAAACATGTTCTCCTCACTGCTTCGCATGTGTTGGAGACGGCATGTCAGGTGAACGGCCAGATCAGGCTTTCTCGCGGCGATAGGACCACCCGTCCTTTCTGCCCTACTCGCGATTGGCGAGTGTGCGGGTTAGACCAGGAGGCCGTGAGCTTCGACCCGGACTTTCTCTCTGTCTTGCAGATATCTCCCGGCAAGTGTGCGCGCTTCAATTCTAGCATGCCCATTGGAATCACGTCCCCCCCTGTTTCGGCGGGGGGAGCATTTCGATCTTCAATGAGCATGGCTACGTGTGAGAAGGCGTTTGAGTTGCAGTACTCAGCAAGCACTGACCGTGGCACTAGCGGTTCCCCTCTCTTGCAGGGGGGCAACGTGATCGGCGTGCACACTGGAGGTTCTCTCAGGAAGGGAAAGGTCATCAACCATGGGTCAGCCATATTCTATGCACCGGAGAGGATTGGGGTGGTCGACGAGACCGCCTCTACCTCGACTGAGTCAGTCGCGACATTCTCTGTCTCCAGCGCGGGCGTTGCTCGCGCTGAGGACAAAGTAATCAACTTCTACGGCCCTACGGGTCGCACGAGGTTCTTCGCGGCTCACGGAATGACGGTGTATGAGTTGGCTCAGGAACTGCGGGACTATGACAGCGATGGGGATCTGTCTGGGGATGACTTGCCCGATGTGATGTCGCGTCTGGCCGCCAAGAAGGAACGCCTCCCAGAGGTGGTTCTGGAGGCGGTCAAAGACGCGGCTTTTCTTACCGGGCCGTTAAACCTGTCCCGGGCAGCCTTCGAGTGCGTGCAGGCCAATCCGCTTGTGGTGCTCGAGGAGCTGCCCGTGTGGGACAAGCTCCCATTGTTTGCACAGGAGTTCGTCCGCCACTACCAGTGCTCTCTAAAATTGCCTTGCGCAAAAGAAGAGAAGCGGCACGTCTCCTTCAGCTCGGAATTGACACCTCCTCGAGCGTCGGAGATTGTGTTGGAGGGCAGGACGACAGCAGTTGCTGGTACCGACAGGAAGGGGCGGGGTCAAGTCGAGGCCTCGCACCTCACAGCCGTGGAAGAAATTCATGCGGGCCTGCCGAAGATGCCCAAGGGGTTGAACGCCCTGGAAACCAAGATGTGGTTTTGGGAGAGGACTCAGAATGGCCGTGCCCTGACGGCGTTTTGGACGTCCCCACATGGCGAGATGATCCTCCGCAGCCAAGAAGCCTCGGCCAAGCCGACTGGCAACGCGACTACGGAAGAGAAGCCATGCACGGCCACATCAGAGCCGGGATCGGCAGCATCCGTGCCTCCAGCAAGGAGGAACGTGAAGAAGAA